ATGAATACATTAGTGACCGAATTGAAGAAATAGAAACCAATAAATAAAAAAATATATGAATAACTTTTTAGGTGGCGGGTTAGGTTTTTTCTTACAAACAGCAATGGACGAGATGTTCATTTATGATAACAATCGTGAACAATGGAAAGAATCTATCAAACGAAAGTTCCGTGAATCCCGTAATCTTCCACGAAAGAAGAAAAAACAAGTTAGAAAAGAACTTCAACTTGATTGGAGAATTGCAAATTGGGACCCTTTTAAATTTTGATAATTGAAAATTTCAATTTATATTTGTAGAAATAATTAAACGATATGAAAAACAAAGTTTGGCACAAAGTGGAGATTAGTACTGAAGAACAAAAAGTTGAAGTTTACCCAACAGAAACATTCGACGGGATTATTGTTGAAACTAAGGAGTGGGATGGTAGTAGTAGTCCTCGTTTGTATCTTAACAAAGATGAAATGGAGTTTTTGATTACCAAGATGCAAGAGATGATGAAATACGTGAAGGAATAAAAGAATACTCAGGTGGCGGAAGCGAGACGAATGCATTAGTCCGATAGACAGACGCTAGGGTAACTATCCGAGTCAGAAATGACATGAAGGTGCAAGTCCTTCTCTGAGTACAAACCAACCAAGGGCAATACGGGTTCATACCTGTGGAGCAAGGAGACGGCCAGGAAAGACTGGCAACATAGTCAGGTAACTTAATTGGCAAAGCTCCTAACAAGGAAGATTGCAGGTTCAAATCCTGTCCTGACTACAAACTATTAGTAAACTTTAGTACCCGTACAGGTCACGTAGGGTTAAATTAGATACAATTTCGTGCCACATTTGTGGGAACTGGAAGTAGAATGCTAAAGAACTAATGGTTAAAAATAAATAAGATTTTTCTTGACACGGGAGTATTTATATCTTACCTTTGTCAAACAATTCGGAAACGACTGAATTGAAAAACAAAATATTATAAAGCAGGATGGAGAAGATGGTCTATCTCGTGACTCTCATAAGGTCAAGGTCGCAAGTTCGAATCTTGCTCCTGCTTCCAAAAGATAGAAGTAAGTTTCACCTGTTGCAGGCAACATAAAGTAAGATTCACAACTTGACTGGTCGTTACTTCTTATAGTGAGAAATGTGGACACTATAGGCTATCTTTTTTTATTTGGCCCGTTCGTATAGAAGTAAGTACACTGCCCTTTCACGGCAGAGACGGCGGAGCGTTACCGCCACGGGCTACAAATCCTTCTCATAAGATTTAATCCACTTTCGGATTGAGTTGTCAGAAACTCCAAACATTCTTCCTGTTTTACTATATCCATTCGTTTTAACTAAATCAATCAACTCTTGATAAGGAGGACGAGTAACTCTTCTTTGTTTAATAGACCTTTCAATTTCACCTTTTGTTAAACCACAAGATTCTCTTTCTTTTTTCTGTCTTTTCTTTGGGAACTTTACTACCCCAAGTTTCATAGATTGTATTTTTGGTCTATCATTAATTATTGAGATTATTGTGTTGAATACTGATTTGATATTTGTTTTAACTTCGTTTTCACTAACACGTAAGATAAACCAACCATCTTCCTTTAATAACTCATCTTTTTTATCATCCCTTTCTTTTCTTTCAGGTAATAAATGTTGAGACCCATCAATCTCAACCGCAACCTTTTCATTAACAAACGCGAAATCTATAAAGTAGGGGAATACAGAATATTCTCTAACTATTGAATATTTTTTATCTAAACACAATTCATATACCTTTTCCAAAAATAGTTTTTCAGGGTAGGATAAATTCTTAGTCCTCCAAGCAGTTTGTTCGGGGTTTTCTTTCATAAACTTAATCCTGATTTCTCTAATTTTTTGTTTTGTCTCATCAGAATGTTTGAATGATTCTGGAAATAATTTACGTGCAATTTTATTTGATTCACTTGATGTCCTTAAACTATTCCCTAATAAATCCACAATTGTTTGTGAACCTAAATTATACTTGTCTTTTATCCTTTTTATTGACCATAATTCATCAATATATAATTTCTTAATCTCTTCTTTTACATTATAAACATACTCACAAGTGGTTTGATGAACCATTAGTGCCCCATTATTTTTAATTTCTTTACCACAAATGTTACATTCCATAATACCCTTTTATTATAAATATCTGAACTCTTATCAAAAGTCAGTTGTCCTAACTATTTTTTTCTTGTTTTTTGAAATATTTATTGTATCTTTGTAAAAGAAATAAGGGAGTATCGCATAGCGGCAATTGCAAGACACTGTAAATGTCTCACCGATAGGTTTCGGAGGTTCGAGTCCTTCTACTCCCACAAAACAAATCATACAGAAGATGAGGTTAGCACTCATTGAAAGGAACTTTGGCTTATGGGAGTAATTACCCAATAAGTTGTAAATGACCCAAAGTACTCTGTGATGGACCCTGCTCTGTGTGGCCACGCAACAGGTGAGGAGTAAATTATCCTCTGTCAAATCCACAACTACGGAGAGCGTAGATGGTTTGTTAAAACTAAAAATGAACTTTAAAAAGGGCGCTTCCTGAAAGATTGGCTCGCTGGGCCCGAGTTCATTTTAACCCTTCTCCAAAAGAGAGGGGTTTTTTATTTTACTATTAACTTAATTTGCCTTATCTTTGTCTAAATTAAAAAAAAATAATTATGAAATTAAAAACTATTCTTTTCGCTCTTATGGGCATTCTGACACTTAACGTGTTTTCTCAATTCCCAATCAACTTGACCGTTATTGGTGATGTAAATTGTCCATATACCGTTACAGGTATGTACATTGATTCTTTGAACCAAACAACTGGTGAATTGGTTTTGACTTCCGACCCATCAGGTGTTTACACAACATCGGTTCCTATGGTTGGTAGTGACATTTATGTTTATCTATGTGCAACCAATTGTATGGGTATGACTCAGTGTACTGGTGGTATTGTTATCTTTGGAGCAATTAACACATATACAATTGATTTGACTTCAGTTATTGATAGTGACGGTGATGGTTGGGGTGATGATGTTGATTGTGGTCCTTTTGACCCATATACACATCCTCAGGCTATGGAAATGTGTGATGGAATTGACAATAACTGTGACGGACAACTTGAAATGACTCCATCACTTAATATGTATTTTGTTTCTGATTCAGTTGTTACAGAAGATAATACAATCTTTTTGATTAACCAATCTTCAAATTGTATTGGATATTCTTGGACTTTTGGTAATGGTGACTCAGCAAATGTTGCATACCCAACAACAACTTATGGAGGTGTTGGAACATATCAAATATGTGTTGGAGGATATTCTATTGACGGATGTGTTGCTGACACTTGTTTAACATTTACAATTGATTCTATGGGATGGTATCCTGGTGGTATAATGACCGAGTGGGTGTTGAATGTTGTTGATAGTTACACTGTTGGTGTTGAAGAAACAATGACCAACAATGTTAAGGTATGGCCAAATCCTGTATCAGGTATGATTAACGTATCAACACCATCTAATAACGGAAACATTAAGATTATGTCAGTTGACGGAAGATGTGTTTATCAAAACAAATACATAGCAAATATGATGGAAATTGATTCTGAAAATCTAAGTCAGGGGACCTATGTGATTATGATTAATGATGACTCAGGTAAGCTCTACACCACGAAGATTGTAAAGTAATAATATAAACCCCTCCAAGTGAGGGGTTTTGTTTTTGTAATATATTTATTACATATGAAGAAGATAGTTAAATTAACTGAATCAGATTTGGTTAAGATTGTTAAAAGAGTTATAAACGAACAATCAGAACAATCAAAAAAATTATATACATCTTGGGCTAATAAAAAAAGTGGAAATCCTGAAATGGCAATGTCCATTATGGATGACGTGTTAAAATTCCAAAGGTCATTACCTATGAGGGATTTTGCAAAATATTCTTCATATGAACAGTTAAAGAAAGATTTGGATAAGGTTATTGGTGACAGGAAAGAAAAAGATGCTACAAAGGTATATGAGGATAAGGACTTGTTAATTATTCAGGCCAATACTTGGGAGGCAAGTTGTAAGTATGGTGCGGGGACCAAGTGGTGCACTGCCGGTAGAGACACACCTGTGAATTGGGAAAGATATAATAGAACAGGAACTGAGTTCATTTGGATTTTTAAGAATAAACCAAATACTGACCCAGGTTATAAGTATTCACATCATATTAAACCCGATGATGGACAAGATTGGTGTGACGCATTAAACAACTGTAGGGTTGAATTAAGCGATAAATCATACCCAAAGCAACACCCAAAGTATGACGAGATTATTGAAAAGTTAAAATCAATCCATAATGAAAGAAATATTGTGGACCCAGATAGAGAAAGGAAACTCATTGATAAATTAATTTATACTTGGATTGATAACCATCAGGATGAACTTGAGGCAATGTATTTAAAAGATTTTAATCCTAATAAACTTTGGAAGAGTATTTGGAGTGAAACTTTAATGGATGGTGGATGGGAGTATGATTATGAAGATGTTGACCCTGATGAACTTGATAATATCCTTGGTGACCTTTCCAGAAATATCCCACCGTATTATGGTAATGGTGATATTGAAGTAAGTAATGTTGATTTCTTCTATGATGTTAAATCAGGTATCGGCAGTTATATGCATAAGAAACAGATGGCGTTTACTTCTGAGAATTTGGAACGAATTATTAATACTATAGATGTAGATATGATAGCTACAAATAATTTTTTTGATAGTGTGGATGAAGAAATTGCAGAACGGATGAAAGAAACGGCTTACGAAATGATAAATGATGAACTCAGAGATAGATTGGGTATTTAATTTATTTAAGATTATAACAATATGAAATACCTAATCACCGAATCACAAATTGATAAAGTAATTTTTAAGTATCTTAATCATCAGGACTTCATTCAGATTGATAAAGGTGACAAAATATATTTTGTTAATTCAGATGACGATGAATACGCTCAGATTAGATATGATGAAGATGATGGTGAATGTTTTATTTATATTGGTTTGATTGAAGAAATTTCGTCTTTCTTTTCTTTACAAAGCTCTGATTCTAAGGAAGTTATTGGTAGATGGGTTGAGAATACCCTACAAATAATGGTTGAATACACCACTCCATCTACAGAAATTTGGATGTAAGTGGGTTGAGAATACCCTACAATTAATCTTTACACAAAAACAAATTACCTTATAATTATTAATGAAACCTTGTTGCTGAGGTCCACCTGTCCTTTGAGACAGTTGAGTTGGAGAAATACCAACAAAGTGGGGTTCAATAAACATAAACAATAAAATAAGGTAAAAAATGTATTACAAATCATTTAAAAAGAACCCTGCTGCGTTCATTACGGTAGGGAAACAACGACTAAAACAAAATGGAAGTGTCGTTTATCTAAAAGACGGGGATGAATTTGAAGTTGAAATCTTCAACCCTCAACAAAATTCAGTTTTAGCAAAACTTAAAATTAACGGAAACTACATCGGTGGTGGTGGAGTTGTATTAAAACCAGGTCAAAGGGTTTTCCTTGAAAGGTATTTGGATGAGGCGAGAAAGTTCAAGTTTGAAACCTATGAGGTTAATGCCAAATCCAAAGAGGTGCAGGAAGCAATCAAAAACAACGGAGTTGTTGAGGTTGAGTTCTATGAGGAGAATCGTTACGGTGGAAGTATAACTTTCACAAATGAACATGGTGATTATGGATATTATGGTATTCGTAACTATGGTAATAGTAGGGACATTACCACAGATTTCAAATTATATAATTATAACACCACCACAAGTTCAGGTAATAATCTTTATACCACAAACGCATCTTATAACTTAAATAATAATGTTGATTATAATACTTCTCAAAATTTAGGGAAGTCATTATTAACTAACAGGTTTAAAGAAACAGGTCGTGTTGAAAAAGGTGGAAGTTCAAATCAGGAATTTACATCAGTGAATATGGATTTTAATTCTTACCCATCATCATACTCAACTTGGAGATTAATGCCAATGTCAGAAAAACCAGTTGATGCAAGTGAGGTGAATGTTCTTTACTGCACCAATTGTGGAAGTAAGAGGAAGAAAGATAACCATAAATTCTGTCCACACTGCGGAACAAAGTTCTAAAAATAAATAACAAGGTTTCACTTAAAGCCCCACCCATAAGGATGGGGTTTTTTATTACTATTGAGTTGATAATAGGTGTAGATGGTTAAAGGCGTCAATGAGCTCGTCACTTAAATTTGAGTAATCAATATCAAATGTCTTTGGCATCTTTGTGTAAACTGACTCAATATTGTATGGTTCAAAACCAATCTTATACCAACTTCTTTTTTGTCTCATCCATAGATAGAACAATGCGTAAGCGTTTGACTTTTGGGTGTATTCATCAACACTTACAACAAAGTCCAAACCATATTTTTTAATCTTCGCAACGGTTCGTTTTTCACAATCCACCTCAACTGCAATGCTTTGTTTGATTTCTTCATCAACGAGATTAAAATCAACATCATCTGAACCTTCAATCCATTTGAAAGTTTCCTCCAAACCTAATGATTCATTAAATAATGGGTCCCCTTCAAGAAATTGGTCCATATGGGACGCTTCGTGTAATAAGATGAGTAACCATTTATTTAGTTCTTTCCCTGTTGCACAAGCAAGAACTCGGTTACCTGAATCAAAATACCCATTTGTTTGAGTATCCATACCTGGATATTGAACACCAGGGGTATTAGGAAGGAACAATTCAATATTATTCTCGGCACATTCCTTCTCCAATTCAGTTATGAAGAAATCAATCTTTGATTTTTGTTCATCAGTTAAATTGGGTTCGTTTATCTCAATTGATTCACTAATCATTTTTTTAATATTAACTCCCATAATCTCTTGGATTCTACGAGTTTCAGTGATAATTTCTTTTTTCATCTTATCAATAAATATTTTATTTAAACGAATATACATCAAATACCTGAAACCACAAAATCAAATTGAAAAAAGACAAAAACTGAAATATTTATTCAGTATGAGAGGTTTAATCCAACAAATTTTAAGAGAGGAAGCTGAGGTTAAAGAGATGGGTATTGACATTGGGAAGATAAAAGCATCCCAACCAAAGAACTATCTTGTTAAATCTTTAAAGAAAAAAGAGAAAGCTTCAAAACTTAAAGAAGAGTCCAAAAAGGATGTTCAGAAGATTAACAAGTTATATGCTCAAATTGTTGATGGATTAACAAATCTTAAATGGGAGGATATTGAGTTACAAGAATGGCAAAATTTCTTTTATGTGGTATTTCCAAAGAAACTTGAGAAAAAAATGGAAGAATTGAGGAATTTGTATGGTAACTTATTGGAGTCCCAATATTTCGTTGGATTAAAAGAGGAGACAAAGGTTGCTCAACTTTATGAAGATTTCACAAAATTTGTTGAACCAATTTATATCTACCTATACCTTGATTATCCAAGAAATAGAACTCACTTCCCAAAAGGATTACCAAAGTCATTCTTGGGATATAATATAGGAGTTAAGATTTATAGAAAACTTTTGAATACGGTTAAGTTTATTCAGTCAGAAGAAAATGCTACCAGCGATGTTCAAGAGGTATATAGAAAGTTAATGAAGATGCCCGATGTTAATACCATTGTTTATAAAGACCAAACGGTATTGATTGAGGACGGAATACCAAAGAATCAGGTTATTGAAATTGTATCTGATAGCATTTATGAAAGATACTTAAATAAACCAAGTATGAAAAAGTTGGTATTAAATAGAAGTATCATTGTCAATACAAAATTATTAAGAATTGTTGGCGAAACCAGATTACTTAATATGATGTATGAATATTATTATTCGGCAAAAGAAGGGAAAAAAGTCCCATTTGAAACATTGGGATATGAAAATGCAATTAGACCCAAAAAAGAAGAGCCTGAAAATGATGATGACGATGATTACGAAAGTGAACTTTTTAATAAACGATTTGGATAATAGAATATGTCAAAAATAATTAAATTAACAGAATCAGACTTGGTTAAGATTGTTAAACGAGTTATTGAGGAACAAACAGATAGAGGACCTGTAATTCCAAAAAACTCCATATTGAAAGTTGATGAAGATGTTATTAATCACTTTAGAAAATTCAAAGTTGATTTTAAAAAAGAAGAAACTCCTGAAGATTTCTTGGGAAAGTTAAACAAAAGTAATGTTGGAATTAATGCATTTCATATAAGCGCAGAAGGATGGAAATTCCCAATTCAACCTGTGTTTGTTAATATCCCACTTGAAAATAGTAATGTTAGGTTGAGTTTTGAACCGTTCAATAAAGAACGAGGGATTTATATGTTCAGGGTTACCAAGTCTTTTTAATATGAAATATCTAATCACAGAATCTCAAGCGAAAATGGCAGCAACATTTCGCAAACTTGACATGAAGAAATTCATTCAGATTGAAAGGGATAACAAAATTTATTTTGTCAAATCAGAGAATGATAAGTATGCTCAAATTAGATATAACAAAGATGATGGATGGTGTCTTATTAATTTTAATTTAATTAACGAAATTTCTTCTTGGTTTTCTTTAGAAGAATCTGATTCTAAAGAATTTATCGGAAGGTGGGTTGAGTATACCCTCCAAACGAAGGTCACAACCACCGCAAAGTTCGCAAAGATGTGGATGGCATCTGTTGAGAGTCCCTTCAAATAACATATTTATATTATATGAAATATCTAATCACAGAATCTCAAGCGAAAATGGTGGCAACATTTCGCAAACTTGACATGAAGAAATTCATTCAGATTGATAAAGGTGACAAAATATATTTTGTTAAGTCAGAAGATGATGAATATGCTAAAATAAGATATGATAAATCAGATGGTCGGTGTTATATTAATTATGGTTTGATTAAAGAAATTTCTTTATTCTTTTCTTTACAAGAGTCTGATTCTAAAGAAGTTATTGGTGAGTGGGTTGAGAATGGCATCAACGATAGAAACCGACGGACCAATGGAGTTGAGAATACCCTCCAAATGAGGGTCACAAAGACCGAGAAAATTCCACTTTCATTGAAAGTTGTGTTGAGAATACCCTTCAATTAAAAATCAATTGACATTATAGAGTTAATAACCTATACTTGTCATATGAAAAATTATTTAACACTTAAAAATTTAGGTTGGTTACTTACAGTAATTGTAACCTTTATGCTCGGAATTGGCGGATTGTCAAAGATTATGGGAAGTGAGGCCATGACCACTAACTTTACTGCAATGAACATGTTACCTTACATGGCTCTTGTTGGAGTAATGGAAGTCGCCGGTGTAATCGCACTTTGTATTCCAAGAACATCTGTTTATGGGGCATTGGTCCTTTCATCAGTTATGTCAGGAGCAGTTGCGGTTCATATCGCAATGTTTGGCGGAGCGGGTATCTTAGTACCAATCTTCCTTGGAGCAGCTGCTTGGACAGCACACTGTTTGAGAACTTATTCTAAATAAGGGATTACCTTAAAATCCCTTCAAGACGAAGGGATTTTTTATTTTAACAAAGAAAAATTTGATTTACAAAAATATATGTTATATATTTGTAAAGGATTTGAGGGAAGCGCCTGTAGCTCAGCTGGTTAGTAGCAACTGACTCATAATCAGTAGGTCCTTGGTTCGAACCCAAGCAGGCGCACAAAACGTTCTTTATTTAATGGTCGGATGATGAAATAGGTAGACATGCAAGACTTTAACTATTTGAGTGCTAGAGGGGAAACTCTCTAAGTAGAACTCCGTAAATTCGGTGAACCCTTTAATCTGGGAACCCCGAGCCAAGCCCGAAAGGGAAGGTGTAGAGACTAGACACGGAGAACCTAAATCAGAAATGATATGGTTAAGGTATAGTCCAGACTACAAACCGAAAGGGTAGCGAAAGCTATAGTAGTAAGAAAATCTTGTGGACATTGTGTCCGTGCGGGTTCGATTCCCGCTCCGACTACCAATCTGCCCTCGTAGCTCAGTTGAATAGAGCACAAAACTTCTAATTTTGGGGTCACAGGTTTGAATCCTGTCGGGGGTACTAACAAAAGGTGGAAGTTTTCCACCTTTTTTGTTTTATTGAAATTTTTGATTATCTTTGTCCCATGCTAACATATCTACATTATTGTTTAATCGTTACCTGTTTATCAAGGTTTAACGAAGGAAGAAAGGGGAAGGGTGCTAAAACTATTGGTGAAGAAATTGAGGAACTACTCAACACTTTTATAGGTGCAGCGTTTGTTCTGGGGATTGTGTTTATAATCTTTTTCATACTCAAAACGATTTTATTTGGTTTTTAGTGTGATTTGAATTATCTTTGTAAAAAATATAACCTATGAAAAAATTTATTAGTTGGGTTTGGTTGGTGGCCTACATTTTATTACCAATCTATTTCATCATAACATTACTTGTATCTTTGTTTACAGGACACAAGATGAGTGAGATTATCAGTTATGAGTGGTGGACGTTTTTTTTCTTATTTGAAATTTGGACACACACCATTGTTAGAGAAAGATTGAATGATGCATATAACGGAATAAAAGGAGAATAATATGAAAATATATTTAGATGATGTGAGAACACCAAGAGACAAAGATTGGATGGTTGTCAGAAACTATGGGGAGTTTGTTGATTTGGTTCAGAAAGTTGGTATTAAGAACATTGGGACCATATCTTTGGACCACGACTTGGGTGATAGTGCAATGAATGAGTATCACACCAACGTATCACCTAACTTCAAATTGGATTATAACAACATTAATGAGAAGACTGGATATGATGCGGCTAAGTTCTTGGTTGATGAGTTCTATTCTCAATATCCTGAAAGGTTGGAGATGAATTACTTTGACAAGAAGAAAGAACCAATCATGTTCCCAATCGTTTTGACTCATTCTGCTAATCCAATTGGTTCTGCAAACATTATGGGTTATATCAATAACTTCTTGATGAACGAAGCTAAACCACAAACTTGTGTAAGAACTCAAATACCTCACACAGTATGATTAGTAGAATATCAATTGATGTTGAATTAACAATTGACCAACGTATTGAGATTATTGAAAAGGTTGACCAACATTTTGATATTCTTGATTTTGGAATCAACAGTAATTTTAATAGAGACACACAGGATGAAGAGTTACATAAACAAATTGACTTGATGTATCCTGGTGTCCCAAGAAAAGTAACAGCGTATTATACAATAAATAATTAAAACTATGCCAAATTTCACAGCTTACAATGTTGATGTTGATTTAGATATTGATGTTGACGATTTTTTATCAGAATGTTCAAATAGAGAAATCAAAGAAATAATTAATGCTTTGATTGAAGATGGACATTTAGCCAAACACCCACTCCTTCCTGGTTATGATGATAAGATAGGTAAAATGGAGGAGGAATTTGTTGGTAAACTGTATACCATATCTTCAAAGTATTATTCAATGACCGAAGAGGAACTTGAGATGATTGATAAACTTTATAACAAATACCGATAAGATATGTTCTTCTTCATTAAAGTATTTTTCTTCATTTGTTTTGTGATTGTTTTTTTCTCAATTATTTTATTAATTATCGGAGAATATTTGGCAGGTAAGTTTAAAAGTAGTAAATTTGCTAAATGGTGGAACGACAATGTTATCACCGAAATGCCGGACGATTATGAAGATTAATGTAACATTATTATCAGATACCCACACCAAACATATGAATGTTATGGTGAATGGAGGTGACTTGATTTTACATAGTGGTGACATTATGAATTCAGGTTATGACCCTGAAGATTTATACGAGTTTTTACAATGGTTCAGTGAATTACCATATAAGATGAAGGTGTTTATCCCTGGAAACCATGACCGATTGATTGAGAATAAACCTTGGGACGCTTGGAAGATGATTAACCAGTTCCACGATAAAGGTGTTCGTTGTTTGATTGATGACTTTGTTGAGTTTGAAGGATTGAAGATTTATGGTAGTCCTTGGCAACCTGAGTTCTACGATTGGGCTTTCAACCTACCACGAAACGGAAAGGAACTTGAAGAGAAGTGGAACGCAATTCCTGATGATACTGATATCTTGTTAACTCACGGACCGGCTTGGGGCATTTTGGATACTGTTGTTAATCGTCGTGATGTGAATCTTGGATGTGAATTGTTAGCAAAAAGATTTGAAACTTTGAATCCTTTGCTTCATCTTTGTGGTCACATTCATACAGGATATGGGTATGTTGAGAAGAACGGAACACATTTCTTCAACGCATCGGTGTTGGATGAAAGATATCGTTACACTCAAAAACCTTTTGAGATAACAATAGATTTGGAAACTAAACAATTAGATATACTATGAACGGATTAACTAACAGACAATTTGCTTTAATGATGGCAATTGAAGCCCGAAAGATTAAATTTCAGGGTGGGATTTATGACAACGCAGAAGATTTTTATAATTGGTTGGAACAAGAAAATAAAGAAAAAGAAAAATAATATGAGAAAATCAAATTTTTATGTGGTGATGTTATTCACATTACTAACAATTATGGCAACAATGGTGTCTTGTACAGACGCGACAATGAGTAAGATGGGTGGATATGGTGATACCTTTACCGTTAAGGTATTGGGACCTGACACTGTAATCACTTACCACTCAACAGGTAAAGTTATCAGTGAGGAACATAGTGATGGTTATTACTTCACAAACCGTGAGACTGGTAAGTTGGTTGAGGTGAGTGGTAACATTATTATTGAACAAGAATAATGTTGGCTCTTGGATGTACCCTATGCGGGATATGGGTGGGAATGTTTATTTCCTTTCTCGCAACTAAACATATGTTTGAAAAAAGAAAATAATGGAATTTGAAAAAGTAATTAATACCGTAATCAACGGAGACTGTATTGAAGTAATGAAGGAAATGCCGGAGGGGGTGGTGGATTTGATTGTAACATCACCCCCTTATGGAGTAAACATCGCTTATGATGTCCATGATGATGATATGGAGATAAATGAGTATTTGGAGTTTACTCGTAAATGGATGACTGAGGCCTATAAAGTTCTAAAAGATGATGGAAGAATTGCTTTGAACATTCCATATGAGATTAACCGACAAGCTAAAGGTGGAAGGATTTTCTTTGTATCCGAAGTTTATCAGGTTATGAAGGAGATTGGGTTTAAGTTCTTTGGTATCGTTGACTTGGAAGAAGATAGTCCCCATAGAAGTAAGACAACCGCTTGGGGTAGTTGGATGAGTCCATCAAGTCCGTATATCTATAACCCAAAGGAATGTATGGTTCTTGCTTATAAGAAACACCACATCAAGAAAGTTAAGGGTGAACCACAATGGAAAGGTGAACCAACCGTGACTGAAGAGGGTAAAACCAAGATTGTTTATCAGGAACAAGATAAGAAAGATTTTATGGAATTGGTATTTGGGCAATGGAAGTATTTGAATGACTCAAGACCAATGACCAAGGCAACTTTCAGTATGGATATTCCAACCAAAGCAATTAAGATATTGTCATATAAGAATGATGTTGTGTTGGACCCATTTAATGGTAGTGGAACAAGTTGTGTGGCGGCAGAAATTTTGGATAGAAGATGGATTGGTATTGAACTTTCTGAAAATTATGCTAATATCGCTAAAGAACGAATACAAGGTTTTGTTGACCAAAAAAAACAACAGAAATTACAATTTGAAAACGGGGGTCAATAACCTCCGTTTTTCATTTTACCATATATTTATTGTTATGGAAAATTCAGAAATAGTTATATTATTAGTTCAAATACAAACCCAATTTAAAATGTTACATTGGCAAACTGACTCACTTTCAGGTCATAAAGCTTTTGGTAAGGTATATGATAGTTTGGGGGAACTTATTGATGAGTTCGTTGAGGTTTGTATGGGAAAACACGGAAGACCATCTTTTTCAGGTGGGTATCAAATTACAGGTGAAGACATATCAGAAATGGAATTAGATACATTTATTTCACAAACTTGTGAATTTTTAGTTTCCCTGACAGAAGTTTATAATCCTAAAGAGGATTCTGATTTATTAAATTTAAGAGATGAAATGTTGTCACAGATTAATAAGTTAAAATACTTACTGACACTTAAATAATATTATTTGATATTTTAATTTGAAAGGTTTATCATTTACATGATGAACCTTTTTTTTGGTATAATATTGGTGATTATTGGTCAGTTCTTAGCATTTATTCAAATGCAAGGACACTATAAGTTCCCTTGGCTTAAAAGTAATTTATGGTTTGGAGTATTGTTGGGTATTCCTATATCTGCAATCTTTATGCTTGGTATACATTTATTAATAAAGTATTATGATAATACTATGTGGCCAAGTAGGATTATAGGATTTTCAATTGGAACCACAGTGTATGCGATTATGGCGTATACTTGGTTTAACGAACAAATAACCACAAAAACATCAATTTGTTTATTCTTGTCACTACTTATCATCTTGGTTCAGGTTTTCTGGAAAGAATGATATTTATAATATATGAAAGAAATATTGTCTGAGGGTGGTATTAGGAATATCAACCAATTAAAGAAAGATTTTAAAAACGCAAAAATATTTTACCATATAGATTTAGATGGTGTTACTTCAGCTTTGGCTATGAAAAAATACCTTGAAGATAAGGGATTTAAAGTCATCGGATGTGAAGGAATACAATATGGTGATAAAGAATATTCGGTTGAAAAGTCGGACCCGGCAATCAATCTAATGAATGTATTGGTGGATTTTGCTCACGGAAAACCAATGTTTCACATTATGACTGACCACCACGACAGACAAGCTGGTGTTGAGAAAGATACCTCAACATCATTCAGACATGCAAGGTCAAACGTTGAAACTCTTTCCCAAATTATCCCAACTGCTGAAATATTCCCACCAGAAGACGTTAAGATTATCTCAATGGTGGATAGTGCCGATTATGCTAGAAATGAAGTAACACCTGAAATGGTTATGAACTATATCTTTGACTTTGATAAGGATAAAGGATTGGCGAATAACAAATTAGTTTTAGGATTGGTTACAAATAAAATGTTATTGGCGTTTAAGAACAAACCACAATTCTTGGACACACTTGTGATGGAATGTAAACCATCACTTATGTCAATATATCAAAAGATTAGTCAGGTAGTTAAAGAAAGGGGATTTCCTGGTAGAGAAACTCTTGAAAAGAATAAGGAGATGTATGTTACGTCTATGAAGAATTCTCCTAACGTTCAGGTGGATGGACCAATATTAGTTCAGTATGGTGGTGGTAATATGATGAAACCAGGTTCATACGATAGATATACTCCATTCAGAAATAATCCTGAAGCTGATTTCTTGGTAATCGCTTGGCCATTAGGTTTATTACAAGCATCTTGTAATCCTTTCAAGAAAGAAAGAGAACTTAAAGGTGTTAATCTTGGTGAGATTGCTCAAGAAGTATTAAGTAAATGGGAAGGACAGTTGAAGGAAAGAGATGTTAAGTTATCAACTATTAAATGGATTTCAGAATCTTCAAAAGATTTTGGAGACCAATCTGTAGGATTTACATATAAAGATTTCTTGGCGTTATACAGTGAGAAGTACAGTGTAATGGAAAATGGTGAAAAGTTCTTGGATATCATTTTTGATTTAATGGAGAAACCATTCTCAAAGTTATCTGAAAAAGAATTAGAGGTATTAGATAGGATTACAGTACCGGCTTGGGATTTAATACAAGCAAACTCTGGTGGACACAAATGTATTACGAATATATCAGGTCTTAATTTCTTAGGTAGAAGTAATAGACCACCATCAGGAGGTTATAGATATAATTCTGAAAGTGAAGATTCACCTTACATTAAGTTCTTAAAAATGTTACAAAAAGAATTTGTTAAGGTTCTTAAAAATAAAATTGATGAATCAAAAGCAGGTAAAAATTTAGAAGAGAGTATCATTGATAGAGTTAAAAAAAAAATATTAAAAGAACAAACTACTATTCCTGACATTACCTCAGGAGATACCCAAGATACAAAAAAAGAACCTGATTTTGAAGATGTTGATTTAGATAAGCTTGATAAACAAAAACTACAAGGTGAAAATCTATTTAAGTTATTATTGATTATTTTCGGGATTGGAAAACTAGCATCCCCAAAGGGTAGAGAGTTCCTTAAAAAAATAAAATCAAAATTAATGGGAGTTTCTGATGAAGAAATCTCAGGTGAATCAAATGTTTTAGGATTTCCTTTGAGTGAATATAAGGATAGATTATGTAATGGTTGCACGTATGGAAAACCAAGAGATGGTGGAAAGAGAAGTCATGCGGGAATTGATTTGGCTGCAAGTTCTGGAACTGAAGTACTGGCTCCTTTAGATGGGACAGTAACTGATTCTGAAATTAGAGACAATGCTTGTGGTGGAACAATTGCCATTGAACATGGTGAGATAGATGGACATGAAACTAAAACTAGATATTGTCATATTAAAGAACTTAAAGTTAAGAAGGGAGATAAGGTTAAGAAAGGTGATGTGATAGGTATTAGTGGCGGAGATAGTGATGACGTTGGAAGAGGTTCAAGTAGTGGTGCTCACCTACACTTTGAACTTTATAAAGACGGAAACCATTTGGACCCTAAAGAATATGTGTTAGCACCAAACGAAGAAGGTAGAAAGAAACTATGGACTTAATCTATTTTGATTGAGTCACCTTCTGTAATACCCCAAGTATCACATAACCCACCAGGAACTTCTAAAACCATATCGGCGTTATCACATTGAAAATGTTTACATTCTTCAGTATAACAAGGTTGACAATCCCGAGCAATTTCCGTAATTTTATTATCTGAAATAAAGATAATATCTAAAGGTATGATACATCCCTTCATCCAAAATGATTGAGGACCTGGGTTTAGATAAAACAACATTCCAAGATAATTGGAGTCAAATTTCTTACCCATCATACCTTCTGAATTATTCTCAGATGGAATTGCTTTAATTTTGTAATCTTTAATTTTAATAACCATATTTAATAATAAATATCAAGTATGAAACAATCGTCAGGAATTATTGTAAAATGTAATAACAGAATCCTTGTATGCCAGAGGTCCACTGAAAATTCTGAAGGCGGAAAATGGGCAATACCTATGGGTGGAATTGAAGAAGGGGAGAGACCTGAAGATGCTGCTTACAGAGAATTCCATGAGGAGATGGGGGTAGAAATTGAAGGAGGGTTGCAATCTTTGGGGTATATTAATCGGTATAATAAACAAGGAGGATTAAAAAGTATTCTTTATTTGTTTATGTATGAAACAAATGATGAGTTAATTCCAAACCTTGAGTTGGCAATGGATGGACACGAGCATACTGAATGTGGGTATATGACTAAGGAACAAATTGAGGGATTATACATGTCAGATTCAATAAAAGAAGCAATTTTAAAGAAACTTCAATAATTTTCAGATATTTATTTGACACTACCAAATATTTGCCGTAAGTTTGTAAAAGATTTGACACTCATAGGGAATGAAAGATACTCGGTAGTCAAAAAGAAAAAAAACTTTACAAAAAGTTTGACAAATTGAAAAAGATGTTGTAAGTTTGTAAAGAATTTGAGATTAAGGTTCACAAAGTGGTAAAACGATGAAAGTTTCCAAATCTCAAAAAAAGTTAACAAATAACTTGACAAATAGAAATAAATGTCGTAAATTTGTAAAACAATTCGGAAATGTCCGATTCGTTCTTTGAAAAAATAGATTATCCATTCAGTGAAAGTAATCCTTCGGGATGATGATAACTGATAAACGATAATGGGCCGTGTATGGTCCTTAAATAAACTACGAAAGTAGGATAAAGTGGTCTCCCCCGTGTTGAGGAGATTGCGGTTTGAAACACCGAAAGGTGAATTGAACTCAAGTACACAAGTGGGATATCACAACACCGTAAGTACCGAGGATAACTTCGTAGGGAAAATGGTGGGGTGACCTGGCAAAGTAGATTGTCAGGTTGAACTCGGAAGAGTAATAAGAATAACCCATAGGAACTCTGTAAGAAATGTGACCATCCAGTTACACTATTGCGGGTCCCAATATGATAGAGGACTTAAAACCGAAAGGTAAGATAGAGAACGAGTGGTGTCGCTACTATCCCTAAGGAAGACCTACCAAGGTCTCTTTATGAAGTAATCTTGGAATATGGAGGTGGGGACACTTCACGGAGTAGTTTAGTATTTCGTTTCTCAAAAGGAAACGGAGCTTAAGGTGGACCACTACTCTGACACATCTACGACACAAAACTAAATGGAATTTAAATTATCCAATTAATTAAAAATACATTAAGGAAAAGTGTCCATCAGGTTTGAGTGAAAGGTGACTACATAGTAATGAGCCGTTCATTGCACACGGAGACCCCAAGTCAAAGTGTATTGTTACGAAAGACCTTTAGTCCCGCAAGGACGAACTGGGGTGGCAACCTCGGAAAGAGTTGAGTACTGATAGAGTAATTCAAACCTCAAAGAGTGGTATACTTAAAAGACCGTCACTGAGAAATACTTCTCAAAAGGAAGTGGATACGAAGGGAAACAATAATCCTTCAAAAGGTTCTCAAAATAAAGCTATAATCTCAGGCTATATTAAAGATTCAAATCAACTTGGTCAACATCAAATATTCTAAATTCATTAAGACCAAGTTTGTCAATTAACTTATGTTTCAGAGAATGTCTGAAATTTTCACATTTAGAAATTTCTTTTTGTTCTGTTTTTAATTCTCCATGAATTGATAAGGTATCTTTATTATCATATTCATCTGAAAGATAATATCTTGAACGAGTTATGTGAAAATCACATTTAACTTCTTTAACTGTACCGTTTTCAAAAACAGGTACTACAAGGTTTTTTAAGGTCACATCGGTATCAGTTAATTTACACATATCATTAATATTTATTAATCAATTATTACATCAGGTGAAAAAATAAAAGGTAGATAATATTCGTCTTTCATTTTTTCTTTAAGAGATTCAACGAATAATGTCTTCACATGTTCTTTTACAAAATCACTTTGAGATGATTTCATAAATTCAAAAATTGGTAATGGTTTTGAATTGCCAACAACTATAGATGAATTTAAAATTTCAAAATCATAACATAAAAGAAATTTATCATTCTTAGTTTCAGTTATACTATAACTTGTGACTTTAATTTCAATGAATGAGTCCTCTAATCCGTCAATGGATACCATTATTGGTTTTTCAAATATTTCGGATAGTAGATTATTTTCTTCAGCAAAGTTTATAAAATTTTGTTTAGTGAACTCTAAACTCATCATTCTTCTGACAAATTCTTTTGATGGGTAGTTATATTGCTCCATCACGCTTTGGATTCTATCTAATATTTTCGGATAAATTGGCATCTTAAATAAATATTCTCTTTTTTCTTGTGCAAATGATTTTTTTATATTACTTTTGTCCTATGAATAATAATAAATATACAGTTAGAATAGAAAACGAAAAGTTTGGGACCTTATTGAACGAAACATTCATTGACCAAACGCAGTTTAAATTATTCTTAAAAATGATTAACGGATGTTTGAGTTTGAGTAATGACTTAACCTTCTTTAATGGGACTGATTGGTTGGTTAACATTCCTTATCGTTTTTTAAAAGATTCTATTGTATTAACAAACACTGAATATTTTACAGTTTCAGACATGATTATTACCAAATCAAAAATGGAAACACAGGTTTAGTTTCTTGGTTTAGAAAAACCAAGTGGTGGGCGACTTATCCAAGTCGGGCTCAAAAGGGGAAGTAATTCCCCTTTTTTTTATTTTCAGGGATATTTATCAAATAAAAACTATGGCGAATATTGTAATATCTGAGGAGCAGCTAAAAATGTTGATGGACTCAAAAAATACAAAACCAATCAAAGAGGATAAGGATGGTAGTTATATGACAAAACAACAATTATTTACGATTGCAACATTGGCTTATAAGATGTGGGAACAAATGTCAGATGACGACCAGTTGGAAGATTGGATGGAATCTAAAATTGCTCAGTGTGAACAAAGTGTAATATCGGTTGTAAAAACTTATTTATATGACGAAGTTCAAGACGACGTTAAAGGTATGGATACATTAAATTATAATGATATTGTTATTGGAAAATGAAAGATGTCTTAAAAAAATACTGGTCACAAATCCTATTAGGAGTTATTGTAATTGTTATGGGAATATATGTTGGTGTCCTAATGAATAGGGAACCAATTACCGTAACTATTGAAGACGGAGCAAAGATAAATGCTCTTCGTTCACAGGTTGATAGTTTGAACAAACAAATGACTGACTTGAGAATTGCTTATGATAATAAACAAGGTGAAGTTATCACCAAAATAAAATACATTAAGGAACAAAATGCTCAAGAAATTAGTAATCTTGGTAAGCTTAATCTTGTTCAACGTGACAGCGTTTGGTCAAGTTTTGAAGCCCCATAGAATCGTATATGAAGGTGACACAGGTGTGTTCTTCAACAAACAACAAGAGTTGTTATTATTGACTATTATCAAAACTGAAAAGGCTCAAAAGAAAGAGATTGAGCAGCTTTATATCTATAAAGATAATTGTGATAATCAGTTAAAGGCTGAACAGAAGGCAAATGCTGATATGAATAAGTTATTTACTGATATGGAATCTGAGGCTAACAGATTGAAAGAGAAGTATAATAACGAACTTATTGAACATGCTAAGACAAAAGAGAAACTTGAAATCCAAACTGATAGAAAAAAGAAATGGAGAGGTGTTGCAATTGGTTCGGGTATTGTTAATTTATTATTCATTTATTTGATTGCTCGTTAATTCTTAACTATCTTTGTGACGTGAAGAAGTATATCCACGTCAATCAACACAAGATAAGGTCCAACAAGAAGAACAATTCTTTGGACCCAGTCATTACCATTAAAGAGGGTAGAAAAAACACGTATTGTTCTGAGGTTGAAATCTTGGGACCTAGTCGTGTTGTGTATGGTGGTAACGATAAAACGTTATTGTCTTGTGGCGCTCGTGTGATTATTGAAACTGAATCTGAAATAAATATAATACGATGAATAGAGTTTTTTTAATTGATATTGATGGAACAATATGTGATGACATAAAAAATGAGGAGTCACATTTATACCCAACGGCAAAGTGTTATCCTGATGCATTAAGGATAATTAATAAGTGGTATGACGAGGGAAATGTGATAACATTTTTCACTGCACGTGAAAGTAAGGATAGAAATGTTACTGAAACTTGGTTAAAAGATAATGGATTTAAGTATCACGGGCTGGTTATGGATAAACCAAGAATTAAAGATGGTCAGGAATACATTTGGATTGATAATCGTAAGGTGAGAGCAGTTACATACTTAGGTAATTGGACTGAACTAAAGGAAGTTGAAACTAAAATACAAGTCTTTGAATAATATGAATAGAAAAAATAACGAAACCGATTTGACAGGTTTGGCTATTATGATTATTGTTTTCACAATTACATTTTTTGTAACTTTATTCTCTATCTAATATGGCATCACTTGAAACACAATATTGGAATTTTTTGGAAAAGAATCCTGGCTCAACTCTTACCTTTGAAGAATGGAAAACAAAGTTGGGCAATGAATTAAAAGAGTCAATTGATAAAATTCAGGAAGACAACTACTCTCCATATTGTCCTGTGTGTTCAGGTTGTGGTGAAGATGGTTGTTGTAAAGCAACTATGTGTCAGATGAGTCCTGATGGGAGTTACTGTGAGTCATACCTTAAAGATTTGAAGGTTGGATACCTTATGGATGAGTGGGTTATGGAAAATTTATACGAGCAATTTACAGATGAGATGAAAGCGGCTTACGATAAAAAATACGATGAATTAATTTACGAATTATGATAACAGAAATAGAAAAATTGGAGAACCAATTAGAGGACTTTGAAATGGTTCGTTATAGAATGAACACAGAAGGTTTCCACTATTGTTTCAAACATTATTCATCATTTATAGATGTTGATGATGATGAATTTCACAGATTAAGAAATAAGTATTTGGAAGTTTCTGAAGATTTGGAACAATATGTTCTAAAAAAGATTGAGAGTTTAAATGACAGGATATTGGCAACAGATGTTGATACGGAAGTGGAAATAAAAACATCAACCTTTGACCTTTATCTAAAATATAAAGATGAGTTCGCAGGTTATGATGATGTTCCAAGTTATGATTGGTTTTTACACGAATTAAGGTTTAACGATAAATTTAGAGAAAAGTATGGGAACGGAACGAACTATTGACGAGGTTTATGAGAGATATGCAATAATTGCAGGAATGACCGGACAGGTGGAGAGTTTGACAAAAGAACAATTCATTAATAAAGTTAATACCGATGATGAGTTTGCAAGGAAGTGGGAAATAAAAAAATGAAAAATTATGACAATAGTAAAAATTAAAAGTGGTGATTGGGAAGTTGAGGTATCAACATCACATGGGTATTCCTACGCTTCTGATATAGTTAATTTCTTAACTGCATCAATTGAGTCTGCAGTTAAAAACTATGTTGAGCCAAAGACAACAATCAAACAATCTGACTTGGATATTAGAGACAATAAGATTGAGTCACTGAAGGAAGATTTGGAGGTGGTTCATATGTATTTGGATGACCTGTTAGTTACCCGATTGGATGAGAATAATGAGACATACTCAATCGTTGGAAGAATTAAACAATTTAAAAAGAATATGGTTGTACAAGTGTCAAACTTGGAATCAATGTATCGTCAAGAACAAGGACAACTGTATTCTGAGAAGGAAGTTGAAAAAATACTTGAATCTCAAAGAGGTAATTGTTATGTTGCGGTATTGAATAAAACAAGTAATGAAGAAATGGCAACAGCTGCAGGTAGTGCTTTTGAACCAAGATATTGGAGAAAATCTGAAAAAATATGAAACTAGGAGAATTTATTAAAAACTTTAGTCACAACAATATTGTGAGATTGCACCACAAAATAAAAGGTGGAAACCAACTTGTATTAGAAGATTGGAATGATGTATCAATGGACCACGAAATAGTAAATGGTAAAGGTAAGAACAGACATTATATTAATAATGAAGTGTTAGGACTTACAGCAATATATCTTACACCTGATAGAGGACATCATTATCCTGAAGCAATCAACATCGTTATTGAAAAATTGGAGAATCAGCCTTATATTGAGGAAGTAATAGATGAACAACAATATCATTCTTGTGAATCAAATGGATAATTTAGAAATAAAACCAGTATCCGAAATGGAAGCTTATACCACAAGAGTATGTGAAATCAGATTTGATTGTATGGTTACAATGCATGATGTGGGATATAAAAAATATGAAGGAATGTGGGGACAAGAAACAGAATCAAAAACACCACAATGGTTTAAAGCAAATTATAAAATAACATTGGAAGGTGTTAAACATGCTGACCCATATGAACTTGGAATGAGAATTAAACAAATGTTCCATCAGATGGAAGATACGATTAAAAAGTATGAAAACGGAACGATATGAGTAATACATTAGACAAACAATACACAGACCTACTCCAAACAATTTTGGATTATGGTGTTGAAAAGAAAGACAGGACAGGAACTGGAACCAAATCAATCTTTGGTTATACCATCCGTCATAATATGAAAAACGGATTTCCACTTCTTACAACAAAGAAGATGGCTTGGAAGACAATGGTGACTGAATTACTATGGTTTTTAAGGGGTGATACTAACATCAAATACCTTGTTGATAATAATTGTCATATTTGGGATGGTGATGCGTATAAGAATTATCTGAATAATTGGAAACCTATTGGTGAAGGGCCTATTTATATTCTTCCATTATCACAAGAAGAATTCATCAACAAAATCAAAACCGATGATAAGTTTGCTAAGAAGTGGGGTGAATTAGGACCTGTGTATGGTAAGCAATGGAGAAGTTGGCATTGGAGAAGTGAACCTGTTTTACCTGAAGAAAAGTATATGATTTACACAACTGAAGGTAAACCTGTAACTTGGTCAGAGGAAAAATACATAGACCAAATCGCAAACCTAATCAACGACCTTAAAACAAATCCAGACTCAAGACGACTAATGATTTCAGCTTGGAATGTAGGTGAAATAGACCAAATGGTGCTTCCACCTTGTCATTATGGATTTCAAGTTTATACAAGAGAGTTGAGCGCTCAAGAAAGATTAGAATGGGTCAAGACAAATTTACCTAATGTTGAAGTAAATGGTTTTGTCACTGATGATGAGTATTCTCACAAATGGGTTGAAACATTAGGTAATAACATACCAACCAGAGCAATCTCTTTAATGTATAACTGCAGAAGTCAAGATGTTCCGTTAGGTACCCCGTTTAATATATCTTCATATGCTTTACTATTGATGATGATTGCCAAACAGGTCAATATGGTTCCAGACCAATTAATTGGTAACTTGGGAGATTGTCATATATACCTCAATCAAATTGATGGTGTCAAAGAACAATTAAACAGGGAACCTTACCCACTACCAACAGTAAAAATATTGGATACTCAAGTTGACGATATCGCCCACTATGAAATTAGTGATTTTGAATTAATTAATTACCAGTATCACCCGACAATAAAAATTCCACTATCCAATTAATTTTTGAAAATTTCTGATATTTATATTAAAGGATAAACCTTAAAGTAAATCAATATGAAGAAGTTTTTGATATATGAAATAAAAAACAACATTAATGGTAAATCTTATGTTGGACAATTTAGTGGAAAGTCATTTGAAAAGTATTTTGGGAGTGGCAAATTAATTAAGTCGGCGATAAAAAAATACGGGATAGAAAATTTTTCTAAAATCATTATAGAGGAGTGTAATTCCAAAGAAGAACTTAATCAAAGGGAAATTTTTTGGATTAAAGAACTTAAAACAATTGAAAATGGATATAACTTAACTGAAGGTGGGACAGGTGGAGATTTATCTGAGTTCATCAATTATAATGAGGAATGGGTTGAATATCAGAGAAAGTCGGCGAAGAAATATTGGGGCACTATTAGTGAAGATGAAAAAAAAAGAAGAAGTGAAATTGTTTCAGGTGAAAAAAATGGAATGTATGGTAAAGTTGGTTTTTGGAAAGGGAAGAAAATACCATTAGACGCTATCAAAAAGTCACTGGAGAATAGAAGAAGTTATAATGGGGAACAAAACCCAAATTGGAAAGGGGGTGTGAGTTATGTCTATTGTGAATGTGGTAAAAGAATAGGATATGGACATACTCATTGTAATAAATGTAGACCTAGAAGTGAAAGTAATAACCCATTTTTTGGAAGACAACATTCTGACGAAACTAAAAATAAGTTAAGTGAAATTAGAAAAGGGACATATAATGGTGAACAAAATATCCCAATAATAATTGATGATGTTGAGTATCGTTCATCCGGAGATGCTTCTAAAAAATTAGGTATTCCTATGGTTACAATAAGATGGAGAGTTATGAGTAAAAACAAGAAATTTGACAATTACAGATATAAAGATTAAAATTAAAAAAATATAAATTATGGAAAATTTACAAATCAAAATTACAATCACCGATGGTGAAAAAAAAGCAAAAACCACAATTGGTGTAAATGATTATCTAAATATGAAAAATCTTCACGGGGTTAGTTTGTTAGATTTACAAGTGGATACTTTATTGGAAGAGATTAACAAACCAGTCACACCCAGCAATTAAAGCACCTTTATCAAATTAATCTATGATATACATTTCATTTAAAAACAACGATTATTTAAATACAGATTTACACCAACAAATCTTTGATAATATTGATAATTCAATATTAATGTCGTCGGACATTATAAATAAAATAAATTATAATGATAACCCAACCGGATATTTACGTTCAGTTATTAATAATATTGATAAATTGTTTTGTCTTCCATTTACTGAAGGTGAAATAAGTTATTTTAGTGAACAAGAAATTAAGTTGGCGATTGATTATAACATTGAATGTTATTATGTTTCATCAGTATTTCCATTCCAATATGAGTTAATAACCGACATTAATAACTACACAATATTAACTTTGGAGGAAACAAATAGAAAAATTAATCAAGAACTAGGATAAATTATGGCAAACATTTGTACAACAGACATCCACTTCTATAGTAATAAAGAAGGTATTGGCTGGCTTGAAAGTCAGATTCAAATTTTAAGAGACACAGAACATAATGAACGAGTAACGAAGTTTCGTGAGTTATTCGGGACACCTAACGTTGAAAGTTATACTGAA